CAGTAGGCTTAACAAATACATTTATTTCTGAAAAATTAGAAAAGAATATTTCTTTAGTTAATAGAGAAATAAACGGATTCGGCGGCAGGAAAGACTATATAAGAAAATATATATGGCGGGAATTCTGCAAAAGAGCAAAATCAAAAAAGATCACATATGAAAGATTTTGGAGCAACAAATTTGAAATATAAAAAGATCATTAGAGTTTTCCCTAGAAGAACAAATATGACTCCAGATGGTGAATATGTTTTTATTGGATTGCCTACATTATTTATTCCAGATCATGAAGAAGTTCACATCTCGGTTACATTTACATGGGATGTTAAACATGCATTATTTTTAAAAAAACAATGGGAATTACATACAGAAAAGCCAGTTTTAATTGGAGGCCCATCTTTTAAAAGTGATGATAATTTCTATAGCGGACTTTATCTAAAAAAAGGTGTGACTATAACCTCAAGAGGTTGTCCAAATAATTGCAGCTTTTGTTTGGTTCCTAAACGAGAAGGCAAAATAAGAGAGCTTAAAATAAAACCAGGAAACATTATCCAAGATAATAATTTGCTTGCTTGTTCGGACAAACACATTGCCAATGTTTTTAATATGCTTTCTAATAAAAAAAATATAGAATTTTCTGGGGGTTTTGAAGCAAAAAGGATTAATTTATCTCTAATAAAAGAACTTAAAAAAATAAAAGTACAAAAGATTTGGCTTGCTTGTGACGATCCGAATTCTTTTAATTTGGTAAAACAAAAAATTGAACTTTTAAGGTCGGAAGGGTTTTCACAAAACAAAATTAGATGTTATGTGATAATAGGTAAAGATCAAAAAGAGGAAGATAAACGACTCAAAGCTTTATTGTTTTCTGGCTGTTTACCTTATGCTCAACTTTTACAGCCAAACATCAAAATTAATTACTCAAAAGAATGGAAAGATTTTCAAAAGTTTTGGGCAAGACCAGCTATTTATAGACACTTGTTAAAAATAGATAAAAAAGAGATTGACAAAGAAATGAATTTTTGTTAAATGAAGTTTTAAAATATAAAACATTTGCTTGGAGAATGTTATCGCAACAAATTATTTAGTAAGAAAAAATAGAGAAACAGCAGTAATCCAAAACAAAAACCAGAGGCAGTTTAAAAGCTGCATAGATGATTCAATCCAAGCTTGATGATCCTATGTGGCTTTTTTATTGCCTTTTTTAGGAGTTTAATATGAAAGTGTATATTGCAAGAGATAAAAAAACAAAAGACGGAACTGATTGTGTGACAATTTCAGATACTAAGTTTAAATTTGAATGGAATAAAAGACATAAATTTTGGATACCAAAAACAAAACAAGATTGTACCTTTAACTATTATATCTGCTATAAAATATTTTGTATTGTTAGCAAAATCAGATTAAAAAAAGGCCAGCAAAGGTATCTTGATATTGAGTTGATCGGAAAAGAAATAATTGAATAAAGGAGATAAAATGTCAAAACAAAAATTATTATTTGAAGATAAAATTGAACTTATATGTGTTGATAGCGTAATTGGTTCGGGATATGAAGAAGAAGTTTCAAAACTTGCAATAGAAGATGGGGTTGCATACAGGGCAGCAAGAAAAAACATGCAAATACATTCAGCAATAATACTTAAAATAAATAATGATTTCAGTGGTTTTTTTACGTTTCAAATTAACCACGAAGCCAAAGAGTTTTGTTTGTTGCAATCAGCTATGGAGTTTGATCGAAAAGACAAAGAAATTTACAGTAAAATGGTTCAAAAAATAATAGACCAAAACACTTACGGTTATCCAATGATAATGACAGTTAGTACAAAACATGACTTAGAATGTCCTAAGGTTTTTGAGGCAATTGGTTTTAAAACTTATTTAAGTTTAAGCGGTTATGCTTATATGGTTTATGGCACATTAGATCAGGTTAGAATGAAGCGGTTAGCACATGCAACCATGACAAACGCTTGGACAACAACTAGGTCTGATTGGTTAAAAATGAAAAAAGAATGGAACGGAAAAATAGAAGAGGCTGGAGAAAAACACAACATACTTAATCCAAAATTTGCAAGCCGTGACGGATGTTGGCAAGGCAAAAATGGCTATTCTAACGTAGTTTTGTCTAGTCATTCTGTAGTTGGTGGAAGGGTTGTTCACAACAAGGGTAAGTCTTTTAACGGTAATGCCTCTGTGCTAGATCCTGTAGCATGTGAGGTTATTTTAAGGTTTTTTATGCCAACAGAGGGAAAGCGTGTTTATAATCCTTTTGGTGGCGGTGTCCAGTTTGGTTTTATATCTGGCAGTTATGATTATGAGTATATAGCAAGCGAAATAAGACAAAATCAATGCGATGCAAACAATGAACTTTGTAAAGATTTCAGACATACAAAATGGATAAAAAGTGACAGCTCAACCTATAACCCCCCCGGAATGTTTGATTTATGTTTTTCGTGTCCTCCATATTATAGGGTTGAGAAATATATAGATTATGATGGTGTTATACCTGTGGGAGAACTAAATACTATACCTACATATGATGAGTTTAGAGATACTCTTTTTTCTGGGTATAAAAAAGCAATTGAACATCTTAATGACAATAGATTCTTTGTTATAATGACAGGCGATTCAAGAGATAAAACGGGTGCTTATTATGGTTGTGAATCAGAGCACGAATTATTTTTTAAAGATCAAGGTCTTCATATTTATAATAAAATAGTTTATCTTGAATGCGAATTTACAAGATTAGCACACGCAAAAAGAACTTTAGATTTTCGCAAATTTCCAAAACGTGAACAAAAAATACTAGTGTTTTATAAGGGTGATATGAGTAAAATAAAAGAACTTTTTCCACCTATCGGCAGGCTTTAATGAAAGAGTTTAAAAGTTTTTATAAAGAAGTAAAAAATCGTAAGTTTAATACTTGGTGTAAATATACAACAAGGCTAGATACATATGGGTGTGGGTGTCAACATGATTGTGGTTATTGTTATGCAAAAAGCCTGTTAAGTTTTAGAGGTTTGTGGGATGCTAAAAATCCATCAATTACAAATATTGCTAATATATATAACACTATTGATTTATCTATGCTAGGACGTGTTTTAAGAATGGGTGGTATGACAGATTGTTTTCAGCCATTAGAAATTAAAAATAGGGTCACATATAAAACACTTAGGTTTTTGAATATGTTCAAAATACATTATTTAATAGTTACAAAAAGCGATCTTGTGGCTGATGACAAATATATTGATATATATGATAAAAAATTAGCTCATTTCCAAATAACAATAACTACAACAGATGATAAAAAATCTTTAGAATATGAAAAAGCTTCATCTCCAAGTAAAAGAATAAAGGCAGTAGAAAAACTATACAAGCTTGGTTTTGATGTTAGTGTAAGATTAAGTCCATTTATAGAAAACAATATTAATCTCTCAATCATTAATAATATTAATTGTGATAAGATTTTAATAGAATTTCTAAAGGTAAACCACTGGATAAAAAAGTGGTTTAATATTAACTATGAACAATATAGTGTTAAATATGGCGGTTATAGTCACTTAACCCTTGATAAAAAAATTGATTTAGTAAATAAAATAAATATGTTCAATCAAAAAAGTGTTGGCGAGTATGTTGATACACATTATAAATACTTTAAAAAAAACGTAAATTATAATGAACATGATTGTTGTAATTTAAGGTTTAATTAATATATGAATCCTAAATTCTTTCCAACAATACTGATAGTTTTAGATATATGTGCTGCTATCGCTTATGTTCCTCTGGGTGATTGGAGAAAAATATGCTACTGGGTGGCGGCTGCTGTTCTAACTTTTGTTGTAACTTATTGAAATAATAGAATAATGATAATTTTAAAAATATTGTTTGGAAGAATTGTTTTAATGTTTCTTTTGATGCTTCAAATCTTTATCAACTTTTTATTCTTTTTAAAGCATTTGAAAGATGAATTTTTAATTAAGTACTATACTTTATCAACTCTTTATTATTTAAGAAGAAACGAAAGAAAGCAGATAAAAAGAAGCAAAAGAATAAAAAAATTAAAAC